ATGATAGATCACTTGAAAAGTGTTTATAAGATTGATAATCTTACAGACACAGTTTTTAAAGCAGTTGAAAATGAATACAATAATAGCAAAACCAATTCTTAACGACCAGCAAATCAAAGATTTAGAAGGCAAATATCTTGATGAAAGCTACATTAAAGTAGTTGCGGAAGATAATACTATAATTTTAAAACCAGATGGAAACCCTTTAGCAGTATTTTTAAAGAACTGTATTCCTGCGAACATAGCTAAAGAAGCATATTACTCTTTACGCAAAGCAATATCTAAATCTAATAACAGAGGTATGGCTTCTGGAGAACTCCCTAAGGATTTAAAAGTAGGAGATAAATTTGACGGAATGACAGTTGGCAAAATAACTGGCAATAGATTTATACCTTTAAAGAAAGATGGGACTTTATCTAATAGTCCGAAAGCTAAAGCAGTAGAATCAAGTGTTATAGGTTATGCTGATAGATACCCAAGAATCCCATATTGTAGAACAACAGAATTTACTTATAGAAATTTTGATACTTATAAAAGTTCATTACCTTATATTCAATTAATCTCTGAACTATTTAAAAAGGCATTACCAGAACGCTGGGAGAACCAAAGAAAACAATGGGAATTAACTAACGAAGATTTTAGAATGCCTAATACAGTATTCTCAACAGTAACAGTAAATAGAAATTTTAGAACAGCTTGTCATTATGACGCTGGAGATTTACTAGAAGGGTTCGGAAACTTAGGAGTATTATCTACTGGAACATATAAAGGTGGATATACAGTTCTACCAAAATATGGGGTAGCAGTTAATGTTCAAAACTGTGACTTAGCTTTATTTGACGTACACGAACTTCACGGAAATACTGAATTTATACACGATAAACCTTTTGAAAGAATATCAGTAGTTTGTTATTACAGAAAAAATATGGTTCATTGTGGTTCAGCTAAAGAAGAACTTGAGATTGCTAAAAATAGGAAAGCTGGTGATTCAATAAATGGATTATAGAATAGCTATACCAAGTATTAAAAGAGCAAAAACAATAAAAGACAAGACAATCAATTACTTAGCAAAAACTGACATAGATTTTAGCAAAGTTGATTTATTTTTATCTGACGGAGAAGAACTACCGGAATACAAAAAATCTTTAGCAGATTATCCAATTAACTTTATAGTAACTAATCAAAAGCACGTAAATACCCAAAGAAATTTTATAGTAAATTATTACAAAGAAAATCAATTAGTATTAGGAATAGATGACGATATTAAAAATATTGAAATGAAAATTGATGATAAAAAAACAACAACACTATTAAACCTAAATGAATTTATAAATAACGCCTTTGAAATTTGTTTGTCTAAAAAAATTGATATGTGGGGTGTTAATCCAGTATTAAATCCATTTTTTTTAAAGAATACAGTTAGTTTTAATTTGAAGTATATTGTTGCTTGTTTTTATGGGTGGAGAAATACTTATCAAAAAAAAGCATATGTATCTACAAACCCAGAATATGGCAAAGAAGATTACGAAAGAAGTATAAGATATTATGTTGCTGATGGTGGAGTTGGTAGATTTAATTATGTAGCGCCGAATACAAAATATTATTCTGAAGATGGTGGAATACAAACTTATCGCACAGTAGAATACGAAGAAAAAGCAGTTCAATGGTTGTTAAATACTTTTCCACACTATTGCAAACGCAACACGAGTAAGAAGGGGAAGTTTCCAGAAGTAAGATTAAGAGACAGCAGAATTTAAAATAGTCTTTAAAATCAATAGTTTATTTAGACTTTTAATATAAAACAAATCACTTTAAATAAAATATATTGCAATAGTTTAACTATTAATCTATTGAGAAAACATTAACCTACAAAGGAGTAATTGCTATGGACAAAACACTAGAGCAAATTCTAAAGTTGTTGGATAAGGCTGATGATCTAAACGCAAAGATCAGAGACAAAATAGAATCATCACTTGATGAATATGAAGAAGAAGATTCATATGAAGATCAAGACGAAGATGATCTTGATATGTCAGACGAAGAAGATTCTGACGAAGAATAAAATCAATTAAAGATAAGCATTAAGCTGGAAGGTTATCACAACCAGCGAAATAAATGAATATGAAAGTTCTGTCACAGAAACTTCACGACTATTCACTAATAGCAATATTTTTATTATTAGTGTTTCTCATAGGAAGCTACTTTCCTAATGATTCGGTCAAAGAGAAAATTAGGCAAGACACAATCAAGCAAATAAAAGCAATCGGTTTTTTTGAACCAAAAATAGACAACTCCTCATCAGATAAATTTATAGACAGTATGAAAAAGTGCATAATGTTTATTAATTTAGATATTCAAAAAGATAAACAAGTTCCTACTGCACTTATAATAGCACAGGCAATAGTTGAATCCGATTATGGTACAAGCAGATTCGCTAAGGAAGGCAATAATATTTTTGGCGTGAGAATATGGAGTAAGAACGGTATATTGCCACATAAGCAAGACGCTTCAATTAATTGGAGAATTAAAACCTATTCAAGCAAATGCCAATCAACAAAAGACTATATTAGTATATTAAATAACAATCACCATTATTCAGACTTTAGAAGATTAAGAAACAAAACTAAAGATCCAGTAAAATTAGCTGAAACATTGGAAAATTATTCTACTTCCCAAACATACCGAACTGAGATAATCCGTATGATTAATAAAATTAAACATAAAATATGAGCAACGAAACTACATCTACATCATTAAATAAACTATATACAAACAAAGTTAAAACTAAAGGTTCTTACAGGGTTTATAAACCTAAACCACTAAAGATGCCTAAAAAAAAGAAATGAAAAAAGCTATTTACGACAGACCAAGACCAGCAAGATTAGGCAAACCAAAATCATTTAATACTAAAACAAAAGCATACAAAACTGCTAGACGTTCAGCAGGTCAAAAGTTTGGCAAGAAAAACAGCTTTGTCAAAAACCTTTACATAGCAAAGAAACTTAAAAGAAAATGACTTTACCTAACAAGATAGTCTTTGGAAGCAGACTTGTTAAGTTAGATTACATTGACCACGAAACAGCATCTAAGAAAAAGATATTCGGTGAGTTTGATTGCGACAACAATACCCTAACAATAGATAAATCATTAGATAATATCCAAATGACAAACACATTACTGCACGAACTATGTCATATGATACACGATGAATACAAGCTAGAATTATCTTTAAAAGCTGAAGAAATAGTGTGTAATTCAATAGCAAATGGTATGTGTCATATTCTTTATCAAAATCAAGAATTATTAGAGTTTCTTTACAAATCACTCAAAAAGTAATAATACCCATAATTACGATTACATTATCGGTTAATTATGGACAAAGAAAAAAGAAAAGCAGGTAGACCAGCTATCGTTCTAGATAGAGAACAGGTTATTACATTAGCAAGTTATCATTGTACAATTCAAGAAATGGCACATTTCTTTAAGTGTGATCCTGATACTCTTTCAAATAATTATTCGGTAGAAATAGCAAAAGGAAAGTCAGACGGAAAAATTAGACTTAGGAAGAAGCAATTTGACGTGGCTATGACAGGAAATACAACTATGCTTATATGGCTAGGTAAGCAGATGTTAGGTCAAAACGACCAGAATATAGGTGAAGATTTTAGTCCACTACCAATTACTGATATTATATGAAATGTTTGTTCTGTATGAAACCAATGACTAATAAATTAGAACAACAAGTAAAAGCGTGTAACCAGTGTATTGTTAAACTACTAATGAAGAAACATAATTTAACTGTTAAGAAAAAAGCACCAATTAGCTTTAGTATGAAAAAATATGATAAGAATAACTAAAAGATTTAAAAACCCTAAAGGTGGATTATCTGCCTATGGTAGAGCAAGAATTAATAGAGCAACTGGTAGCAATTTAAGACCACCAGTAAGATCAAGACCAAATAGTTTGAGTGAATATAGACGCAAAGGAAGTTTCCTAGTTAGAATGGGAAGTGGTAGAGGTAGACTGTTTGATAATAAAGGTAGAAAAACTAGATTAAAATTAGCACTTGAAGTATGGGGCTATCGTGGAAAAAGAAAATCAGAAGCAGTAGCTTTAGGAAGAAGATACTTGCGGATATACCAGAATAAAAAGAAGTGAAACAATTATGTGTGAAAGGACAAAACCAAAGATGCTAGATAAAAAAATGAGAGGAAGCCACGACTTAGAAGTTAGGATTTATGATTTAATGAAACAGTCTGAACTTGATAAAGAAGAAATACAAAAGCTAAACCTTATTATTAAAAAGTTAGAAGAAGATTTGGAGAACTCATTTAAATCAGTAAATTAGATGAGTCTTTACGATATATACTTAGAACAAGCTAAACTATATCACCAAGAAGATAAAATTTGGCAAGGCACAAGTATTATAAATTATATACCTAAGATTAACCAAATCATCAAAGATAAAGATATTAAGACCATATTAGATTATGGTTGTGGTAAAGCAAAGCACCACCCTAAAGAATGGAACGCAATTAAATATGATCCTGCTATTCAAGACTACCAAAACAAACCACAAGATAAATACGATTTAGTTATTTCAACAGACGTATTAGAACATATACCGGTAGAAAATCTTAAACAAACAATAGAAGAAATATTTGGTTATTCAAATAAATGGGTATTCGTATCTGTATGTTGTAGAAAAGCAGAAGCTATATTACCAAATGGTTATAATGCACACGCTACTATTGAATCAGCTAAATGGTGGAGAGGTCTATTTAAAACTTACAAAAATTATACATT